AGGGGTACGGGCAGCAGGACCCATGGGCTGGCTCCCAGCCGCAGGACGACCGTCCGCCTTTCTGACGGACCCCGACTCGTGAAGGACACACCATGAGCACCAACATCATCGGCGTCGATTTCGACCCGTACGTGAGGAACGACCTCGCGAAGTTCTCAAACGACACCACCCTCTACGAACCGCTCACTCACCTTTCGGAGCGGGAGCGTGAGCACGTCTGCGACGTCATCGAGAGCTACGGCTACTGGGCCACTGAGGTGCCCGTCATGCTCGGACTGGTGGAGTCATGACAGCCGTATGCGCCCGCCTCGACAGGACGATGGCGGATGGGATCTTCTTCGGCCAGGACACCGCATCCATCGCGATCGCAAAGAGCATCTGCGCGACCTGCCCGCTCATGGAGGCGTGTGCTGCGCAGGCGATCGAGGACGAGCGTGGCCTCCCCACACGGGAACGGCACGGTGTCTTCGGGGGCCTGACCCCCGCCCAGCGGCGGAAGGCGGATCCGGGGCGGTCCTGCCTGGACTGCGGTGCTGACATCACTGCCCTCCCGTCGTTGGCACGCCGGTGCGAGGAGCATCAGGCGGCACACCGTCATGAGAGGAAGCTCGCTCATGCGCGCCGGCAGAGGGCGGTGGCGGCATGATCCCGAAGCGCCCACAGCACTGCGACCAGCATCCCCGCTACCAGAAGGGGTGCGACGACTGCCGGCTCATCTCTCAGAAGTGGGAGCGCGTGAGGGCTAGGGAGCGCGCCTACTACGGTCCCCGCCGGGTGCCCGCGGAGCAGGTGACCGCGCACGTGCGACGCCTCGCAGAGAACGGGATGACACCTGCTGAGGTCGCCCGCGCTGCGGGGGTGTCGCAGACGACGACGCACTACATCGCTCACGGCCGCCGGGAGATGGTGCACCGGGTCGTCCACAACCGGCTCATGAGCGTCACCCTGTCTCACCAGTACGGGTTCTACGTGCCCGCACTCGGGTTGGGGCGGCGCATCCAGCACCTGTACTGGATGGGCTGGTCCGGGCGGGCCATCGCTGAGATGGGTGAGACGACCCAGTCTCAGGTCCATGAGATCGCGAGCCTGCGCAGGGACACGATCTCGCGTGACCTCCACGACCGGCTGATGCTGGTCTACCGGGAGCTGTGGAGCCAGGACGGTGGGAGCGTCCGTGCGAAGAACACGGCGAAGAGGAACGGCTGGCCGTCGATCTTCGCGTGGGTCGACCCGGACTCCGATGCGCGGACCTTCGAGGAATTGGGGGCCGCGGCATGAGTATCGACGGTCAGGCGGACATCCTCTCGGAGCTCGGATCCCAGCACAGAGATCGTGCCGCACGACGATTGCAGCGCCAACAGGCGGACCTCACCCAGCTGCCGGAGGACATGTGGCGGCAGAACCAGACGCCCCGGAAGGACGGCGACTACTGGTACACGGTCCTGCCATGCGTGGGTTGCGGACTCCCTGCTTCCCGGTACGGCCTTCACATCGATCATGGCGTGCAGTGGGACAAGAAGACCGGTGAGCAGGTCCTGCCGGGCGGTCCCGGCCTGTCCGATCAGGGCGTGTGCATGCTCATGGCGATGGGGCGGGACCACGCGGTGGAGGCGGACCACATCATGGGCGTCTCCCAGGAGGATCCGAACCGGCCCGTGTACCCACCGCCGGCGGAGTGGTGGGGCCGCTGCTACGCCCATGAGCACAAGAAGCCGCGGTGCAAGGACGTGTGCTGGGAGGCGCATCACCGGCACCTCACGCGCATGGCTGACCTCGTGTGGGGCGGCGACGGATGGAGGCAGCCATGAGGTGCATGTACTGCCTGCGGGATGTGCGTGAGTGCGCCCGCCGCCTCGCCAATCGAGTCGGGAAGTGCTGCGACCAGTGCTGTCACACCAAGGAGGACCAATGACCTACGCAGACTTCCTCAAGGCCCGCGAGCAGAAAGCCGACGGCAACGGATTCCGTCCGCACGTCATCCCTGGACACCTGTTCGACTTCCAGCAGATGCTCGTGGACTGGGCTGTCCGCCAAGGACGCGCCGCACTGTTCGCAGACTGTGGCATGGGCAAGACGCCCATGGAACTCGCATGGGCAGAGAACGTCCACCGCAAGACAGGAAAGCCTGTCCTGCTGCTGACTCCGCTTGCGGTCGGGTTCCAGATCGTGGCGGAGGCGGAGAAGTTCGGACACGATGCCGCGATCAGTCGGAACGGAAGGCCCGCTGATGCTCGGATCACCGTCACGAACTACGAGCAGCTGCCGAAGTTCGACCCGGATGACTTCGGGGGTGTCGTCTGCGACGAGTCATCAGCGATCAAGTCGTTCGATGGGGTGACGAAGAAGGTCGTCACCGAGTTCATGCGCCGCATGCCGTATCGGCTTCTGGGCACGGCGACGGCCGCACCGAACGACTACCTCGAGCTAGGCACCTCATCGGAGGCACTGGGCGAGCTCGGCTACACAGACATGCTCTCGCGGTTCTTCACCAACAAGAACCGCACGGTGACCTCGCGATCGAACTTCGCGGCCGCCGGCAGAGATGTGGGGTGGCGGTTCAAGGGGCACTCCGAGGGGCCGTTCTGGCAGTGGGTGTCGTCATGGGCGCGAGCGATCCGCAAGCCGTCCGACTACGGGTTCGACGACAGTAACTTCCACTTGCCGCCGCTCGAATACCGGACGACTCTCGTGGAGGCCCACCGTCCAGCCGAGGGGGCACTGTTCGACGTGCCCGCCATTGGGCTGGCGGAAGAGCGTGAAGAGGCCCGCAGGACACTGAACGAGCGGTGCGAAGCGGCTGCCGATCGCGTATCTGATGCCGACTCGGCAGTCCTGTGGTGCCACCTGAACGACGAATCCACCCGTCTCGCGCAACTGCTGCCCGATGCGCTGGAAGTTACCGGGTCCGACTCGCCGGAGGCGAAGGAAGAGAAGCTGACTGCCTTCACCAAGGGCGAAGTCCGCTACCTCGTGACGAAGCCGAAGATCGGCGCGTGGGGCCTGAACTGGCAGCACTGCCACCGGATGACCTACTTCCCATCCCACAGCTTCGAACAGCACTACCAGGCCGTCAGGCGCTCATGGAGATTCGGCCAGGAGAACCCCGTGACGGTCGATGTCATCACCACCAAGGGCGGTGAGGCGATCCTGCAGAACCTCCAGCACAAGGCGCAACAGGCCGACGAGATGTTCGATGCCCTCATCCACCACATGAACGACGCGCTGGGTGTCCAGCGATCCCGACACTTCACTACACCAATGGAGGTCCCATCATGGCTGTCCAAAGCCAGCTGATCACCGACGAGTTTGCGATCTACAACGGAGACTGCATCGAGGTCATGCAGAACCTGCCCGATGAGTCGTTCCACGCTTCGATCTATTCCCCACCGTTCGGAGGGCTGTACCACTACTCGTCCGACAACCGCGACCTCTCCAATGCGCGGACTTACACGGAGTTCCGGGAGCACTACCGGTACGTCATCCGGGAGAAGTTCCGTCTCACGCTCCCGGGCCGTACCAGCGGTGTGCACGCGGCGCTGGTCCCGACGGGAAACACCGGATCGGATGGCTACCTCGACTTTCCCGGAGACGTAATCCGCGACCACCAGGACATTGGGTGGGAGTTCATCGCCCGGCATGTCATCTGGAAGGAGCCCCTGGCTGTCCGCAATCGGACGATGCAGAAGAACCTCGCGCACAAGACGATTGTCGACGACGGGGCGCATGGGGGTGTTGCCGCACCGGACGAGCTGCTGGTGTTCCGCAAGCCAGGGTCAGGGAACCCGGTGGCTCATCCGACTGGACTGATGAGCGACTACATGGGGTCCGAGAAGCACCCGGCGGATGTTGCCCGCTACCGCGGGTGGGACGGGGATCAGAAGGCCAATCGGTGGTCGCACTGGATCTGGCGCCGCTATGCGTCGTCCGTGTGGGATGACGTGCGTGTGGAAAACGTGCTGCCGTTTCAAGACTCCAAGGACCCGGACGACGAGAAGCACGTTCACCCGCTGCAACTGGATGTGATCGCTCGCTACCTTGATCTGCGCACCCTGCCCGGAGAGCGCGTCCTGACGCCGTTCATGGGCGTGGGGTCGGAGGTGTTCCAGGCGGTGAAGATGGGGCGTGTTGCGGTCGGGATGGAGCTCAAGGAGTCCTACTACCGGCAGGCGTTGATGAACCTCGACACGCTCGATGGGCACGCGGTGGAAGAGCCAACCCTGCTGGATGCGCTGTGACCCTCACGATCGATGTTCCGGCTGCGGAGTGGCTGTCTGCGAATCAGCGCCTGCACTGGGCGCAGAAGGCGCGGCGGGTGCGGGCTCTACGGCATCGGGCGGCATGGCTGGCACGGCAGGCCCGCCTCGCGGTCCCGACTCCGACGATCGCGGTGGTGGAGGTGTCCTACCCCCGCAATGGGACGGCGGACACCGACAATGCGCAGCCGTCGTGGAAAGCCGTTTGCGACGGGCTGGTGGATGCCGGGGTGATCCCTGGGGACGACTCGGAGCATCTGGTGGCGGTGTCGTTCCGGCGCGGCCCGAAGACCGGAGTCAAGGGCCTCTACCGGCTCACCGTCCGGTTCATCCAACAACGCGTTCCGTTCTGAAAGGACCCATCATGATCACGATTTACGAGACCCCCGGCTGTGTGCAGTGCCGCCTGACGAAGCACTGGCTGGACCGGGCCGGGGCTGCTTACCGGACGGTGGACCTCACCGAGTCACCCCAGGACATGGCCGCGGTGCGAGCGCTCGGCTACCAGTCCGCCCCCGTCGTGTGCGCGGGCGATGAGCACTGGTCGGGATTCCAGCCGGCACGTCTCCTGGCCGCGGTGAACCGACCAGCGGGGGAGGTGGCGTGAGTGCCGCGCATGCGGATGGTGAAGCCGGAGTTCTGGACGGACGGGAAGGTCGTCAGGGTCTCCCGTGAGGCTCGACTGCTGTTCATCGGCACGTGGAACTTCGCGGACTGCGACGCGGGGCACCTCGAGGAAGATGCGCTGTCGTTGAAGATGAAGATCTTCCCCGCGGACAACCTCGATGTGGAGCCGCTGCTGGATGAGCTGGTGCGGATCGGTCTGCTTGAGCGGTTCGAGTTCGAGGGCCTGTCGTATCTGAACATTCCGGGGTTGCGGGCGCATCAGCGGACGGACAGCAGGTGGGTGCCGAGGTGTCGTGTGTGTCAGGCGAATCGCGACACGAAGACCTCCCCGGAGCCCGCCGAATCACGCGAGGACTCACCAGACCTCACGGAAACTCACGCGAGTTCTCCGGAACTCACAGAACCTCACGCCAGTAGGGGAGGGAAGGGTGAGGAGAGGTGGGGTGAGGAAAGGAGAGGTGAGGTGAGGTGGGGTGAGTTATCTAGTCCGGAATCGCCAAGCGATCCCGAACGTGAAGACGTCACCGCCCTCCTCGATCTCCTCGACCGTGAGGTGCAGGCCAACGGCAACCGACCATCAAAGCGGAACAAGGCCAACACCGACGCGATGCGGCTCCTCCTCGACAGGGACGGCAATAGCCAAGAGCAGATCGCGTACGTCATCCGGTGGGTGCAGGCAGACAGCTTCTGGAAGGCCAACGTCCGGTCCGCGTCGAAGCTGCGGGAGAAGTTCGACGACCTCGTGGCTCGCATCCGGTCTGAGCATGAGCGCCGCAACCGACCATCCGAGAAAGAACAGCGCAATAACCAAATTCTCCTCGACTTCATGAACGGCCCAGAGTCAGCCGAGGAGATCTACGCCGAAGGAATCTCAGCATGAGCATGTCCCAGAGGGAGGTCGGAATCCTCCTCAACCGCATCGTGTCCGTGGACGGTCGCCGGCTCGTCCAGGGCGACCCCCGGACGGGGCTCAAGGGCACCCCCGAGACCTGGCTGGAAATCCTCGACGGGCTGACGTTTCGGGACTGCGAGCAGGCCGTCATCGAGCACTACCGGCACAGCACCGAATGGCTGACCCCGGCCCACATCCGGCAACGTGTCGACGCGATCCGGGCGGGTCGCATCCGCGCCGTAGGGAAGAACGTCAACGTAGGACGCCGGGATGCGGAAGACCCCCGCGAGGAGATCCGTGTCCGGCGCGAACTCACCCGCGCCCTGGGTGACGGGACTCTGACGGCGGCGCAGTACGACGCGTATCACCTGTCTGGTCTCCGGTGGGATGAGTGGACTGGGCGGGAGCTCGCAGCATGATCGCCCGCTACTTGGCCCGCCGTGTGATGGGGGCGCTGATACGGCTGGGGCGCACGCTACGGGGCCAGGAACGGCGCAACACCCCAAAGGCGCACAACCAGCCCGTCTGGTTCGGTTCTAGGCCCGCACAAAGGCACACAGGAGGCTGAGGGGTGAACGAGCAGATCGTCACCATCGGTGACCACCAGATCGGCCTGGATCTGGAGGACGGCGACGTGATCGCGGACGTGATGGTCCTCGCCAGGGTCGTCCGTCTCGACGGGCCAGGGAAGGCGGTCCTGGTAGTCGGGGCGTCGGACCACACGGACTACATCGTGCAGCTGGGGCTGCTGGCCGCGGCGAATGACGCGGCAGGGGAAGCGGACGAGGAGGGGTCATGAGGTTTACGGAGTGGGATCGGGAGGACTGTGCGACGGAGGGCCACGTGTGGTGGTTCCGGCGCAGGAACGCCTGGACGGGCATCAGGAAGTGCCGGAACTGCGGCGCACGACAGGTTGAGGACATTGAGTTTGAGGAGGGTGTGGCATGAGCACGGTGGAGTACACGCCGAGGGATTTCGCGGCGGCGTCGTTCGCGAGGCACGAGGACGGGCGGAAGGCGGTCCGGTTCGAAGGCACGCTCATGCCCGAGTGGCAGATTGGCCGGTACGGTGTCGCCACCGACGAGGACATGGCTCGCGATGGTTGGGTGCCGGTTGTGGAGGCGGACAGCCGGACCGTCTCCACGCTGCGCGACCTGCGGGATCAGCTGGGCGAGGCGCGCCGGGATCGCGACGTGGCGCGCCGTGAGCGTGATGTGGCGGTGGAGGCTCGCCGGGACGCGACCGAGGACATGGTGCGAGAGCGGGAGCGTGCCGTGGAGGCGGAGAAGCGTGTGAATGTGGCTGAGGCGCGTGCTGTGGAGGCTGAGCGGCGGGATGCGCAGGGTACGAGGGTTGCGCAGGGCGTCATCGCGGACCTCCAGCAGGAGGTGGACCGTTTGGAGCGGATCATCCAGGCCCCGCTGTCCATGCGGGACTTGCAGGTCGCGTGGGAGAACGCCGAGCAGGGTGAGGCCCGTCCTGGTGACCTGGTGATCGGTGAGTTGTACGACGGTGGGTTCCAGGTGTACGTGGCGGAGATGGTCGTACCGGGCATGTCGCGTCGCATCCTGTCTCGCGCACCCCGCCCGGAGTGGCAGGATCTCGCGGACATTCTGCTGAACATCGAGGTCGAGGAGGGCGCGGCGGATAAGACCGCGAAGTGGCTCCATGAGCGGGGCGTTCGGGTCGTGGGCGGTGAAGAAGCATGAGCGCGCACGAGATCGTGACGTTGGGCGAGCCCAAGAAGCCCAGCGCCCTCACCGGCAAGTTGCTGGGGACCGCCGACGAGCTGTGGGTGAGCGTGACGGTCGAGTGCTCGGAGTGCGGATACGCGATCTACTCCGGCGCGACGCAGAGCCGAGCCGCCGCGATGGGGCCGTGGATCCCGGATCACATCGCCCAGCACGCCCCAGGCCGCGCACTCGACATCGAAGTGGTCTGGGAACCGTCCGCGTGCTGCTCGGTCTGCGAGGACGGAATCGGAGACGTCCGGGAGGAGAGTTCCGAGGTGCTGGAGTGCCGCGACTGCGGGACGACCTGGAACTACGACGGAACGATGGGAGAGCTCAGTGGGTGATGTTGACGCGATCCTCCAACGCGGCATGTACGTCGATCGGCGGGGCAGACGGTGGGAGTTCGTGGAAACGCTCAACGACTGGTCCACTCCGGCGATCGACCACGACGGCGTGCAGTGGGGCTACCTGTACCGGACGCCAGGCGAGATGAAGCGACTGATCGAGCGCGAGGTCCACCGTGCGGAATGCCCAGGGCTGTGGACGTGCGGGGGCCATCCGGTTCCGTACGTCGTCACGCTCCGAGTGCCGCGTGGGTTCCTGGCGAGCGGCGCCGGGTGCTGGCGAGGCGAGTGGCACCCGACTTTCGCGGCTGCTATCGCTGCCGCACACAACATGACAGGAGCGAACGATGGCCGACTACACGCCGTCTGAGGAAGAGATCGCGGAGAACCGCAGGAACACGGGCAACTGTGACTGGGTGGAGCTGACAGAGGCTGAGGTGCGTCGTGGCATCGCCCGCATCAAGGCGGAAGCACTGCGAGAAGCGTTGGAAGACGAGACCGAGATCAAGGACGACCACGGCCACTGGGAGAGCGTTGTGCCGGTCTGGGCCATCCATGACGAGATCGAACGCATCGAGCAGGAGGCGGGACTGTGAGTGAGCACTACGAGATGCCACACCAGCGTGCTGACGACTGCATCCATGCCGGGGTGGGCAAAGCCTGCGCACCATGCCGAGCATTGTTCACTCGTGAGGCGGAAGTGCAAGCGGAGGCTCTGCGTTCGGCTGCGGACACGCTTGAGCACATGACGAGGGGGACGCTCGGCGGGGCCAGTGAGGACTGGGTGAGGGTCAGCGACCTCCACAAGCGGGCCGACCTGATCGAGGAGGCGGGACTGTGAGCACATGGCAGGACAAGGCGAAGACCGCCGTGCGCGACGTCCTCAGCATCAGCAACATCGCCCGGTGGGGGTGGCTGTTCGTCTCGGGCGCTCGCTGGCAGCGGGAGGCCCTGCTGTCCGACGAGAGCGTGGAGCGGGCGGAGCGGGCACTCAACGAGGCCGGATGGACGTGCGGCGGTGGTCTCCATGAGCCCGGCGAGTACGACCATTGCGAGGACTGCCGAGAAGTGGCCTGGGAGCTGGCCCGTGTGGCCCTCACAGCAGCGATAGGAGACGGCGATGAGTGACGAACTGAGAGACCGGATCGCGTACGAGCTGGCTGGGCACCAGATCGGGCTCGGATACCAGGGTGCATTCGTCGACATGGAAGAGGCGCGAGAGATGGCCCAGGCGGTCATCGATGACCTGGGGCTGGTCGTGGAGAGGACCGTGCGCGTCGTGGATCATGGTGCGGGAGAGGTCCGCATCCCCGAGACCCGAGTAGTCGGAAAGTGGGAACGATGAGTGAACGACAGCAGCAAGCGTGGGACGAGGCGAGCGACCCGTTCGCGCCTACGAACACGCCAGGGTCGCGCCGGATGAGCCAGATCGACTCGGTAGCAGGCCGGCGTTACGGCAACCTGGATGACTCCGCGGTGGTGGGATTCATCGAGGGGGCGCATTGGGCGGACGCGAACCCCCGGCGCACCATCACCCTCGCCCAGTCCGAGGCGATCCTCGACGCGGGCAGGGTGGTCCGGTACGAGGACCACGAGGCAGCACTCAGGGCGGCAGGAATCGAGGTCGTAGACGATGAGTAAGCGGTTCTTCACATCAGACCTGCACCGCAGGTACGGCATCTACGAGCTTGAGGACTCGTGCACCAACCCGAGCGAAGAGCACCGCGAAGAGCGGCACCGCGAATGCTCCGACGACATTGGCGAGTTCTACTGCGAGGACCTGCCGGTCGGGGCTGTGTGCGACTCGTGCAGGGACGAGGACGGGGAGCGAGTCGAATGGCCCTGCCCCACCGTGACAGCAGTCCAGCGGCACCTCACGTGACCCTTGCCAGGGCGGGCCCCACACACCGTGGGGCTCGTCCTGGCCAATGTCCGCGTTGACATCGCACAATTGATCCTATGGGAGTCGATAACGCGGATCGTTACCTCACGGCAGTGGGCATCGCCGTCGTGCACGTTACAGCACGCAAAGCAGGAGAACACCAGTGAGTGCGTTCAAACACCAGTGCACGGCAACAGCACGCACCACAGGGAAGCAATGTACACGACCCGCCATCAAAGGTGGGTCAGTGTGCTACCACCATGGCGGAAACGCACCACAAGTACGCAAAGCGGCACAACGACGCGGTGTCGAAGCGGCGATGCAGGCCCGCGCTGAACGGCTCCTCCGCCGTCGGCTCGGCATGCGCCTCGACGACACCAGCCCTGACCCTGCTCAGATCCTCCTCAACCTTGTCGCCACCAAAGCGACCGAGGTGGAATGGCTCGACGCAAAGATCCAAGCCCTCGAATCCGACGATGACTTGTTCTGGGGAGTGACGAAGCGGAAGACCGGTGTGGGTGCGAACGGGCCCATCGATGAGGAGACGGTGGCGGCGGCGCAGCACATCATCTACCAACTCCTCCACAAGGCGCAGGACCAGCTCGCCAAGTACACGAGTGACGCACTGCGGGCGGGGATTGAGGAGCGGCAGGTCAAGCTCGCAGAACGCACCAGCGCGCAGTTCTCGTGGATCCTCACCCAGCTGATCGCCCGCCTCGACCTCACCACTCGACAGCGGGAGCAGGCGGACCAGCTCATCCCCACCCTGATGCGCGACGCGCCCACGCAGGGGGCTGCATGACTCGCATGCAGGACATACACGCGGCGACCGTCGAGCTGCAGGAAGCAACCCAACGTCTCGGCCAGACGATGACCATGCGGGGCCTGCCCGGTGACCCCGCCCAGATCGAACTCGAGTGCACGCGCATGGCCCAGGACCTCACCGACACGACCGGCACACCCCTCGCGTGGGCACTCCGCGCCACCGCACGGCAGGTCGAGGCGAACCGCATCAAGATCGAGGAGGGGCGCTGATGTTCACCACCGCACTCCACGAACTCCCAGGCCTCATCGCAGAACTCCGCACCCGCCTCGAACCAGGCACAGGGGAGGAGACAGGCCGCAGGCCACCGGGGTTCGCGAAGCACGCACCCACCAACCTCGGACCTCTCGACGCAGCCGATGACCTGTTCGGATCCCTGGTGGAGCACGCCGGAGCAATCGCAGACATGCTCGGCACGAAACCACCCCGCACACGCGCCTGGGGTGGGCACAGGGGCATCCCAGCTCACATGGACGCATCGACCGCCCAGCATCAGGCGGCGGCGCTGGCGCGGTTCATCGAGCACCAGCACCCCCTCATCCAGGATCGTGACTTTGCGGGGGAGATCGAGGCGGACATCATCAAGCGGTGGCAGAAAGCCTCAGGCCGGTTCCCGCTCACCCCGTCCCCGGAACGCATCGACGCACGGTGTCGGAACTGTGGCCGGCTGAACCTCCACCAACACCCACCCGAGACGGCGGGCGGGGATCAGACGTGGAAGTGCCACACCTGCGGGCTGCACCTGCTCGAGCGGGATGTGATCGAACGCCTGGCCGCCCGCGAACGCGAGAAGAAGCACAAGAGGAAGAAGGCAGCATGAGCTGGATCCACGACACCCACAAGGAAGCGCTCGAGATCATCCGGGGCATCGGCCTCGACCCGAACAACATCCCTGCCGGCAGCGTCGATGTCGACGGCGACATCCTCACCGTCCGAGAGTTCACCCTCGACGAGGACGGGCACAAGATCCTCGATGGCGATGAGTACCGAAAGCACACCCGCACGTACCGCCTCCACCCCGTAGAACCCCTCGAGGAGCCAGCATGAGGCGCCCAGCAGGGTACGTGATCGCCAGGCCACACCCCGCCCCGTGGCCGCGCAGCCCCGAACTAGACCGGGCGATCCGATACGTCATCGCATGGGCCGAAAGAGAGGAAGCATGAACGAAGGCCACGAAGACTGCTGGCGGTCCAGCCTGACGCCCAACGGGTTCGCCAAGGGCGGCATCATGCCGCACAGCCCACGATGCGACCGGGCGCACCTCGACCCCATCTACGCATACGACGCGACCGGCACGGCAAGCGACTACCTAGTCGCGGACCACTGCCGGTGCTGCGGCGAGATCATCAGGAGGGCGGACTTCCAGTGACCAGCCTCGATCGAGACGAGTGGGTGACCCGGCAGCAGGCTCTCGACCAGTTCGGCATCACCCGGCAGACGTTCTGGAACTGGCGCAACCGGTACCCGATCCGCGAAACCCAACCCCACCCGCGTCTCCGCCTCTACAACCTCCACGACCTCACCGAAGCGGACGAGGCCGCGACCCGCCGCAACCCAACCATGAGAAACGTGATTTGACACATGCTGTGGTACGCTCGCGCTAGCGCGACAAATGACACCGATGGGATTCACCCATGACAGTCGACTGGCGCGATCACTTCCTCGCACAACGCGAAACCACAGGCCCCAAATGGGCCACACCCGGCGCGATGGCACAAGCCCTCGACCCCCGCACCATCCAAACCCCCGCACTCGAGCTGATCGACCAGAAGCTCGTCGAAGCGTTCAACACCCCCGACAGCCGGCTCATCATCTCCATGCCACCCCAGGAAGGCAAGAGCCAAAGGGCGTCCCGCCGCTTCCCCCTCTGGGCCCTCACCCAGAACCGTGAACTACGCATCGCCATGGCGTCCTACGAAGCCAGGATCGCGGAACGCTGGGGCCGCACCGTCCGCGACGACATCCGCCAACACCCCAACCTCGGGCTGACGATCCGCGACGACGTGAGTGCGCAGCGCGAATGGCAGCTCGACGGCCACGACGGCGGCATGTTCTCCACCGGCGTCGGTGGCGCCATGACCGGACGACCCGTCGACATCCTCCTCATCGACGACCCCGTGAAGGGCCGCGAGCAAGCCGACAGCCCCACCATCCGCGAGAAGACATGGGAATGGTGGACAGACACCGCCCTGTCCCGACTCGCGCCCGGCGCACCCGTCATCATCATCCTCACCCGCTGGCACTCCGACGACCTCGCCGGCAGACTCATCGCGGAAGCGGACTCGGACTGGGAGTTCCTCAACATCCCCGCCCAAGCCGACCACCGCCCAGAGAAGGGTGAGACGGACGTCCTCGATCGCGAGCCGGGCGAGTTCATGCTCTCCGCCCGCGGACGCACCACGAACCAGTGGGAGGCACGGAAGAAAGCCTCCGGCCCGAAGACGTGGGCATCCCTGTACCAGGGCCGGCCATCCCCGGACGAGGGTGGCGTGTTCCCGAAGGACGACGAGTGGGCACGATACGACCAGCCGCTCTGGATCGAACACCCCGACGGCCACCGCACCGTGCCGGGCATCCACCGAGACGACCAGGAGCTCGTCCAGTCGTGGGACCTCACGTTCAAGGACACGAAGTCGTCCGACTACGTCGTCGGGCAGGTGTGGCTGCGCGTCGGAACACAGGCGTACCTGTTGGATCAGGTGCGGGAGCGGCTGAACTTCACCCAGACCGTGGCTGCGATCACAGCGATGACCGCGAAGTGGCCCGAGGCCGTCGCGAAGTTCATCGAGGACAAGGCCAACGGGCCCGCCGTCATCAACGCCCTCAACCGGCAGGTGAACGGACTCATCCCGATCGAGCCGGAAGGGTCGAAGTACGCCCGCGCTTCCGCGATCAGCCCTCTGGTGTGGTCGAAGGACGTCATCCTGCCTGAACCGCACCTGCTGCCGAACGTGACGGACCTCCTCGAAGAGGCGAAGCACTTCCCGAACAGCCCGACAGATGACACGGTTGACGCTCTGTCTCAAGCCATAAACAGGATTCTCTTGCTGCCAATCCTCAACGGAGGATTCCACCAGCCTGACGAATACGACCTCATGGATGAACGGGGCTGGACGATTTCCCCTTGGTAGAGGGTGACCTACGCGATCGCGTTGACCATCCGGTTCACGGTGGCACGCGACATACCGGTTTCCTGCTGCAAGACCGTCATCGGGTACTGCCCGGTGGCAATCGCCAGGTCGCGCACAGCGCGCACGCGCTCGAGCAGAGGACCCACGTCTCCTCGAGGCCACTCGGTTAGAAGCTCGGCAGGGATTGACGTGTCAATTTGCCCACCGGCCTCCCGAATGAACAGCCCAGACGCGATCTGCTGGATCGGGAGATCGCGCAACAGGGCGCCGGTAATCGGGGCTTGCGTTGACCCGGTGCAGGTGAGGTTGACGAGCCTGTAGCCGTCCGCGGTAGCGGTGAACGTCAGCGTTGCCGGCATCGGACTGTCGACTGACACGGATGCTGTGGCGGGGACGCTGACGCCGCCGATGAGAGTTTTCTTCATGGCCCAATTATAGGCGACCACAAACACCAAAGCACAGGTGTTTCAATGCGTAGGAGGTGGCCTGTGTCGCTTTTCTCATGGATCCGTGAGGGCATGGCCACCCCCACCGAGTTCCCGGATGACGGGCGCCTGTCGACGCTGTCTCATCAGCTCGAGGAAGCTCACAACCAGCTCCACTCCATGGCGGCCCTGTATCGGGAGGATGCGGGCTGGCAGGCGCTCACGCAGGCAACTGAGCGGGACATGACCCGCGAAGGCTTGCGCACGATCTCCCGCACGTGCCGGGTCATGCACGTCGCCAACCCCCTCATCAAGCGGGGCCTCAACTTGCGGGCCGCGTACGTGTTCGGCAGTGGTGTCGGCATCAGCGCACGCAGTGTGGGTGACGGGGCGGAGCAGGACGTGAATGCGATCGTCCAGGCGTTCCTCGATGACGACCACACCCGTTCCGTGTTCTCCGGTGCGCAGGCCCGTGAGCAGATGGAGAACGCGCTCGGCACCGACGGCAACGTGTTCATCGCCCTCTTCACGAGCCCCCGAACGGGACGTGTGGAGCCGCGCACCCTGGATGTTGACGAGATTAGCGACATCATCACGAACCCGGAGGACAAGTCGGAGCCGTGGTTCTACCGTCGCGACTTCATCCGCGAGCAGATCGGTGAACGCACCGGCCGCATCACGTCCCGGCAGGAAACCGTCTGGTACCCAGCACTCGGCCACACGCCCCGCCGGCGGAACCCGCTCATCGACGGGCATCCCGTCCAGTGGGACGCGCCTGTCTACCACGTGAAGGTCAACGTCGCCCTGGGCGCGAAGTGGGGCATCCCCGACGCCTACGCAGCCCTCCCATGGGCGCGTGCCTACAAGGAGTTCCTCGAGGACTGGGCAGTCCTCATGAAGAGCCTGTCCCGCATCGCGTGGCGCACGTCTTCGAAGCGGTCCGCCGCACAGCAGGCCCGCGCCGCACTCTCAGCCCAACAGTCTGCCGGCGGCGTCGCCCACATGGGTCCGGAAGATCAGCTCGAGGCTGTCCCGAAGACGGGTGCGACGATCGACGCTGAGTCCGGACGGCCCCTCGCGACGATGATCGCGTCTGCGCTCGGATTCCCCGTCACTACCCTCCTAGCTGATCCCGGCCAGACCGGGGCACGTGCTGTCGCGGAGACCCTCGACCAGCCGACCGAGCTGGAGATGGGTGGCCGCCGTGAGGTGTGGACCGAAACGTACCGGCGTGTCATCGGGTACGTCATCGATCAGGCGGTCCTCGCACCCCAGGGGCCCCTCCACGGCAGTGTGACCGTCGACCAGTATTCGGGTCGGGAGACCGTCACGATCGGTGGGGTCGACGACCGCACGCTCGACATCGTGTGGCCCGACCTCGGCAAGACCCCGATTGAGACGCTCGTCAACGCAATCGTCGCCGCTGATGCGACGGGCAAGATGCCGCCCGTCGAAACCCTGCGCCTCCTGCTGCGCGCCCTGAACGTGCGGGATGTGGACGAGATCATCGAAACGATGACCGACGCGGACGGCCAGTGGATCGACCCCGACGTGACCGCCGCGGATGACGCTGTGCGCCGCTTCGAGCGGGGCGAATAGTGGCCATCACCGCCATCACGATCCGGCTGCAGTCTGAACTGCGGCGCCTCACAGACGGGTACGTGGACGCTGTGACTCGTGCCCTGGTCGCCCGCTGGTCGCAGGCGTGGCACGAGATCAGCGCGGAGTGGGAGCTGGTAGTGGGTGAGATCGTCGCCGCCCGCTCGACAGGGGAGGTGCTGCATCCCGCGCAGATCGCCCAACTGGCCCGCACACAGCGCGCTCTCACCGTGACGGCGGACAAGCTCACCGAACTGGTGGGGGAGTTCGAGAACGTCCTAGGTGAGCCGCTGCAGGAGATCGTGCGCCGCACAGCGGACATGACCTCTCAGGTCGTCGCCTCCCAACTCCCGGATCTGCCGGTCTTCCAGTCGTTCACGCGGGTGGATGCGGCGGCGATGCAGGCCATCATCGACCGCACCATGAGCCGGATCGTCGCGGACAGCATGCCGCTCGCCCCTGATGCTCTGGATGCGGTGAAGGCATCCCTGATTCGTGCTGTGCCTGCCGGCTGGCATCCGGACAAGGCCGCCAGGGAGATGCTCAAGCGCACCCGATCCTCGTTCAACGGGGGACTGGCCCGCGCCACGAGGATCGCACGCACAGAGCTCCTCGACGCGCACAGGGCTGCGAATCACGACCAGATGCGAGCCAACGACACCGTCACCTCCTGGATCTGGTGGACGCAGTTGGATGCGACGACGTGCCCGTCCTGCATCGCCCAACACGGCACCATCCACCCCAAGGGCGAGCCGGGGCCCCTCGACCACCCGAATGGGCGATGCACCGCGCTGCCGAAGACACAGACATGGGCAGACCTCGGCTTCCCCGATCTCGACGAACCCGCCGACCTCATCACCACGGCTGAGGACTGGATCCGCGACAACCCGCAGGACGCACTCCAGGCGTTGGGGGCGGACCGGTATCAGCTGCTCATGGACGGTCGCATCACCATCTCTGACCTGTCCACCCTGACCAGTAACGACGGGTGGCGGGACTCCTACCAAGCCACCCCACTCGCAACGCTCCGGAAGGAGACCACATGACCCTCCTCCGCGAAACCGCAACCCTCACACAGGCAGGCGGACGCTTCCGCATCGGCGTCATCACCCCCGGCGTCGGCTCCTCCGGCACCTACCCGCGGGAGACGATCGAAGCCGCCGAACGCGACCGCATCTTCCCCGCCGGCACCCACATGTACCTCGACCACGCCACCGAAGCACAGACGTGGGAGAAGCCGGAAGGGTCCCTCCGCGACCTCGTCGGTGTCCTCACGGAGGACGCACGGTGGGACGACGAATCGGGCGGCCTCGTCGCAGAAGCGAAGATCTACTCCCACTGGAAGCCGATCCTCGCTGAGATGAAGGACGACATCGGGGTCAGCATCCGAGCCTCCGGGGAAGTGAAGGAGACCAGCGAAGGCCGCATCGTCACCCGCCTCACCGAAGCCCGCAGCGTGGACTTCGTGACGAAGGCCGGACGCGGTGGGCGGATCCTCGAGGTCCTCGAGTCGCTGCGTGAGGGTGTCAACGATGAGACCCGCGACCTGCTGCGCAAGGCCGTCCGCGCTGCCCACCCGAATGGGTACGTGTGGGTGCGCGACCACGACGGTGAGCACGTGTGGTTCGACATCGACAGTGACGACGGCGAGACCACCTACCAGCAGGCCTACACCCGCAACGGCATCACCATCACCCTCGACGGTGAACCCTCCCCAGTGGTGCCGACGACCGTGTACGTCCCCGCCCGTGGCACTGAGACCTCCCAGCCCCCGGCTGGACAGGAAGCACCAGTCAACGAATCCCAGGAAGGAACCCTCATGGGACACATCCAGATCGAGGAGTCCGCGCACGCGGCACTCACCGAGAAGGCCAGCCGGGCAGACACGCTCGAAACGCAGCTGGCCGAAGCCAACACCAAGATCGAGACGCTCGAGGCGGAGAAGACGAAGGCGGCACGCGCCACCCACGTCTCCAAGCTCATCGAGGCGGAGTTCGACGGCATCGACGACCCGGCAGGAGTCGCCGCTCTCCTCACCGAGAAGCACACGGCGGCGGACACGGACGACGACACCATCATCGCTGAGGCGAAGGACCGCGCCGCCAAGCTCACCCCCACCGGCGGCGTCACCAACCTCGGTGAGACCCGCCCCGTCGAAGAGGCCAAGAAGGTCACCGACGACGACATCATCGCTGCTCTGGAAGGAGCCTGACCATGGCGAAGAACCAGCTCTACCCCGAGGCGAAGCACATCGCCCTCACCGCCGACCAGGACTACACCAGCGGCAGCCCTGTCGCGATCGGCGCAGTCCGAGGTGTCGCCCTCATCGACGCCCACGAGGGCGACCGCGTGACCGTGTGGACGGACGGATCCTGGGAGATCCCCGTCGCCGGCGCACTCACGGAGGGGCAGGTCGTCTACCTCAACGCCTCCGGCGCGCTGACCGCGACCGCGGGTGACACCGCGTGGGGCGTCTCCCTCGCCGTCAAGGGCACCGGCACCGCCCCTGCAGAGGTCGCACCGTTCGGCTTCGTCACCCCGACCCCGGCGTCTGCCGGCTGACCGAAAGGCACAAGAACATGGACACCATTGATCTGATGCAGGAGGGATTCCGGCGCGCTACGACGCGTGCGGAGAAGGTCCACGAGGCCGCCTCCCTGTTCGCCCGCGGCCGCAACGGCAGCAAGCCCCTCGCCCAGGCCGTCCTCCTCGAGGCGTTCTCCACGAGCGACTTCCCGGTCCTCCTGGGTGACGCGTTCGAGAAGCAGGCCCTCAAGGCCTACCAGGACACGCCGCTCGAGTTCGAGAGCATCCTCACCGACACGACGGTGGATGACTTCGAGCGCCGCAAGCTCGTCGACCTGTGGGGAGCCACCGAGTTCGCGCCTGTCGGTGAGGGCGAGGAGTACAAGTCCGGTCGCATGCAGGAGACCGAGATCGAGCACGGCACCGGCAAGTACGGTCGCACGTACGGTCTCACCTGGGAGCTGCGTCTGCGTCGCCGCTTCGCTGAGCTGGCGAACTTCCCCCGCGCTCTCGGCAACGGTGCCCGCAAGACCCAGAACACGGTCGTCGCGGACCTCCTCACCGACGGCAACAGCTGGAACGCGAACTTCTTCGGCACCCCCGGCACCGAGAAGTTCACCCCCGAGGCGCTGGACGCGGCGATCAAGACGCTCGCCCAGCGCACCAACCACCGGGACGAGCTCGTCGACACGTCGAACCTCGTCCTCGTGCACGGCCCCGCACTGCGTGGCGAGGTGGGGCGTGTCCTCACTGCAGCCCGCATCGTCACGAAGGTGACCACGGGTTCGAAGGTGACGGAGACGGAGGTCGACAACCCGTACCGCGGCATCGTCACCCCGCTGGAGTCCCGCACGATCGGTGCGCGTGTCAACGCGGACGGGTGGGCGCTCGTGCAGGGCAAGACGTCGGATCTGCCGTCGATCATCCGCACGAAGCTCAACGGTCACCCCGACGTCGACATCCGGGTCAAGCGCGACCAGGGTTCCGCTGTCGGTGGTGGGGACATTCCGGTGGAGGAGGGGTCGTTCAACGACGACACCATCCACTACCGGGGTCGTTCTGTGGTCGGTATCGATGCGGGGTTCAAGACGGGCGTGTACGCCTCCAACGGCACCGCCTGAGACCTGAGGGGAGGGGGCGCAGATGATCGACTACAGCACTGAGGTTGGCCAGATGCGCCTCCTCCTGTGTCCGTGCTCGACGGTAGAATAGGACACGCAACCGAATAGAACGGCCCGCCAGGAGACGGCAATCTCCGGACGGGCCTCACCAAGCCCAACTGTTCAGGAGTTGAGATGGCTACCAAGAATCGTACCTGCACAATCGACGGCTGCGACAAAGAAGCGGAGCGCCGAGAGTGGTGCAACACCCACTGCTTGCGGTGGAGGCGCAACGGAGATCCGGTTGCAGGACGGCGACCCCAGGCAAGCGCGTCACTGGACCCGATCGACCGACTCCGCCACCACGGATGGGATGTCACCGAAACAGGGTGCTGGGAGTGGCGAGGATCAACCAGCTCCAGCGGGTACGGGCAAGTTCGGATCGGTTACAAGCTCTACGCTGCGCACCGCGTCATGTATGAACACGCAGTCGGGCCTATTGAAGACGGTATGCACATCCTCCACTCGTGTGACAACCCGCCATGTCTCAACCCGGCGCACCTGCGTAGTGGAACGCACACAGACAACATGCGTGACATGTCCTCCAAAGGGCGCCGCCGACCGGACAGCGTTCTTCCTCGCGGGTCTCAGCACGCGAACGCGATCCTCACCGAAGAACTCGTGATTGATCTGCGCACTGAACGTCGGGGAGGGATGACGTACAAGCAGCTTGCTGCGAAGTACGGGGTTGCATTCTCTACGGTCGCGGACATCGTCAAACGGAAGAAGTGGAGGCACGTCGGTGGCTAAAGCGATCAACTACACCGATGACTCTGGCCGGGTCAGACTTCTCATTGCCGACACGGATGTCGACAACCTAGTCCTGGACGATGAGCAGATCCTCGGGTTCCTCGAGATCCATGGGGGCAACGTCAAGCGTGCTGCTGCGGCGGCACTCGACACGATCGCCTCGTCTGAGGCGCTGCTGTCGAAGAAGATCCGCACGCAGGACCGTCAGACCGATGGGCCTGCGGTGGCGGATGCTCTGCGTGCTCATGCTCGTGCTTTGCGGGATGAGGCGGACGGTGAGGATCAGGTGGAGGAGGAGTCGTTCTTCCTCCTGACCGAGCCGCTCCTGCCGACGCGAGTCGAGGGGGAGGAATGGCGCCGCTGAGCACCACCCGCATCATGCCGGACAACTGGTCGGAGCATCACAGGCCAGCGGCGGAGGGGTTCCTCACAGGCACTTGCGATGCGCGGCGGGCGGATCGGGCTGGTGGCCCTGAGGGGATCATCTACGGCACCCCAGTGTGGGACGAGAAGCCGTGCAGTGCGCAGTTCCTGTCCCAGTCCGCGAGGCCTGTCGTGGTCGTGGACAGCACTGAGGTGCAGGTGACCCACCGCGTCTCGGTACCGATCCATCTCACGGATCTGGGGTACCGCGACGTCATCACCATCACCGCGAACCCGGACGACCCCCGCCTGAACGGAGCTGTCCTGACAGTGGTGACGGTGGAGTCGGGGACGACGAACTGGACCAGAGACCTCGCCTGCGTCGAACAGAACCGGAGGCGACATGAGTGATGACCTGAGGGCGTTCGCAACAGACCTCCGCAAGACCAGCGCGAAGGCCCAGAACATGGCCCGCCAGGCCGTGGCGAAGACCGCTGCCGACATCACCAGCGATGCGAAGGTGTACGCACCCGTCCGCACCGGCAACCTACGGGCGAGCATCGGCCACGACCTCACCGAGACGAATGGCGTGGTGGAGGCTGAGATCGGACCCACGGTGAGTTACGCGCACTTCCTCGAGCACGGGACGAGTCGGATGGCGCCCCGCCCGTTCCTCGGGCCCGCGTTCGACCGGCGCGCACCCAACCTCGAGAAAGCCATGAGCATGCTCCTTGACGGGACCGTCGGATGACGACCGAAGAACTGGTCGCCCACCTCATCAACCGGCTCGGTCTCACGGGGGCGCTCGTCTACGACGGGCACGTCCCCGACCAGATACCCACGTTCCCCGGCACCGCGATCATCCGCCCGTACATGGTCATCTGGGCGATGCCCACCAGGGAAGGCGAGGAGCAGGACCTGGCGTACTCGCACCAGAACTCCCGCTCCGACCTCACCATCACCGTCGCCGCCGGCTCCGTCGAGACCGTCCGTCATCACTCTCAGCAGGCGATTGGGCTCCTGCACCGGCAGACCCTCCCCGGTGGTGGGGAGCTGCGGCACACAGACCCCCACGTGGCTGTTCAGTGGGACGAGACCGTCACCCCAGGACGCTTCTACCAGCCACTCGCCTTCATGCTCCTGCAGCCGTAAACCCTCCTGCCCCGCTCTGGCCCTCACGAACGTCGTGGGGGCCTTCGTCATTCACGAAGGGAAACCCATGCCCGACAAGTTCATCGAGGCCATCGACACACGGACGGGACAGAAGATGCGCGTCCCCTCCCAGTGGCCCAGCCTCTTCCCCCACATCAAGGCACGCAAGCACCACCGACCGGACCAGCCCAAGACCGTCCAGGTCACCGAGCCGCGTCCCCAGATCCCCACCCTCAAGAACGAACCGAAGGAGTCCTGAAATGCCTCTCTCACTCGCTGATGGAAAGGTCAAGGTCGCAGTCCTGTCGACTCGACCCGCCAACCCCTCCGCTCCCACCGTCGCGGAGCTGGACGCTGGAATCCAGGCCTCGTGCCGAATCGCCAGCCAGGACTGGAACGTGGGCCCTGCGGCCTCCGAGACAGTCGATGAGAAGCCGCTGTGCCGCGAAGGAAACGTGCAGGCGCTCGGCCCAAGCAACTTCACGGCGGAGTTCACCGTGTTCCGGTACTTCACCGAGGAGGGGCAGCCCGAAACCGGTGAGGACGACACCGAGGAAGGCATTGGAGATGCCCTCTACCAGGCGGTGAAGACCAAGGGTGCGCGTCTGTACATCTACGAGCGCGAGACCTCCCGGAAGTCCCTGGCGGATTGGGCTGCTGATGACGAGGTGAGCGGGTACGAGATCCTGCTCGACAACCCTCAGAAGCCGGGAGACCAGGGCGGCTACATCAAGCGTCGCGTGGTCGGGCTCGTGCAGGATGCGTGGCTCGACGCCAAGGTCGCAGCCGGCACCGGCGGCTGACCCTGACAACTCCTGTGCGGCATGCTCTTCCATGCCACGGGCGGCATGCCGCACAGGTCCACATCTTGTGTCCGTGGCGTTCGATATGATGGTCGGACAATCGAAGAGCCCCCGCGCTGCGCTAACAGCCGGGGGTGTGGCCGAGTATGGAGGTACTCGACATGTCCAAGCGTACCTGTTCAATCGACGAGTGCGAGTCGGCTGTGCGCTCCCGCGGCGCATGCGTCCGGCATTACGCGCTGATGCTCTCCCCGGATGAGGCGGCAGAACTGCAAGCAAGCGTTCGCGACCGGTTCTGGGCGAAGGTCGATCAGTCCGGCGAATGCTGGACCTGGACCGCTGCGCGCTATCGGAACGGGTACGGCGCATTCCGGGGATTCGACGGTCGCGTCACAACCGCTCACCGGTTTTCCTATAGCACCGAAGTGGAGGACATCCCGGATGAGCAGCACATCGACCACCTCTGCGGCTCGCGCGATTGCGTTCGGCCCGCCCACCTGAGAGCAGTAACGCCGAAGCAGAACATCGAGCACCGCGTAACCCTAAACGCGAACAACCGGAGCGGATACCGGGGCGTGTACTTCTCCAACGGGCGGTGGTGGGTGAAGGTGCGTGACCACTACCAGGCCCACTACCGGGGCGGCTTCATGACCTTGGAAGAGGCCAACGAAGCGGCCATTTCGCTCCGCCAGGAACTGTTCACACACTCGCGAGACTGATCAATCAATAGCAATGGGAAGCCCTCACAGCCGTGGGGGCTTCCGCCATTCAAGAAGGAGAAAGCCCGTGGCCGAAGACGATATGTTCAGCAGCTCTCCTGTCGACCCAGCCGATGGGGACTGGTTTTCGCAGTGGCTCGAGACCGGCACCGTCGCCCAGCGCAGCGTCCCCATCTACGGGCGCCCGGATCTGTTCGCGAAGTACGAAGACCTCGAGCGCCGACGGCAGATCGCCGCGGAAGTCGACCAGGAAGAGCGCAGCCTGGGGGACTCGTCCCTGGCGGACATCGACGAGGAGATCAACGCCCTCTACAAGCAATGGCAGGCGTCCAAGACCGTCTGGTACATCCGCGCCCTGCAGCCCGACGAGATCGATCAGGCCCGGGATGAGGTGAACTTCCCGGACGAGCCGAAGCCGGCGGAGGGGGAGAAGGAACTCTCTGCTGAGGTGCGTCGAGAGTACGAGCGGGAGGCTGAGGCCGCGAACACGCGTGCGAACCAGATCTTCGTCGCCCGCTCCCTCGTGAAGATCGAGAACAGCCTGGGTGAGGTCGTCCGTGAGTCGATCACCCCGGAGCAGGTGAAGGTGATGCGGGAGAAGCTGGGTGATCAGCAGATCCTCCGTCTGGTCGCGGCGGCGATGGTCGCGGCGACCCAGGAGGTTTCGATCCCGGTCCCTTTCTCTCAGAGCAGCTCGAAGAGCGACCGCGCCTCGTAAGGACGCTCAGGGCCGCACGCTCGTGGGGTGTGCGGCCCGGAGTGTTCGTGGAGGAGTGGCCTGAGAAGGACCGCCTGTTGGCTGAGGCGCTGACGCATTTCGAGGACACCGCGCACTGCAGTGGGTGTGGGCAGTTGAAGTCGAAGGCGTGGGATCCGGACAGCGCGTGGGAAGTCGGCACGGTGGAGTGCTACGCGTGCAAGTCACACCAGGACGACAAGACCGAGTCGAAGCCGGGTGAGTTGCGGTTCCTGTCGCTGGATGAGAAGTCGATGCGGATCGCGAAGGCCCGGAAGAAGGCCCGCGAAGGTCAGTAGGTCCAGGCAGTGACGTTGACGTCCCCGTTCTCGTCCATGGTCACCCCGCAGTTGAAGCTGTCGCTCGTCGTCGATCGTCCCGATGCGTTCGGGTAGCGCGCCTCGCCAGACACCGCCCACATGGTCCCGGTGTCTCCGAGGTCTCTGAACTCGACATCGAACAGCTCGACCGGCTCATCGAGCCCCAGCTCGGCAGCGAGTTCGGCAGCGCACTCAAGCTCCACCGCCTCTTGAACCGTCATCGGAGTCTCTGTCGGCTCCGGTTCCGGTGCGGCAACGGGCTGGTTGGTGGCATTGGCCAGCCAGATCAGACCCCCTGCCAGCGCCAGCACGGCGACGAACACGGCCACGACAGGCCACCACGACGTCTTCTTTTCAGGCGCGAGAGCGCTCTTGAACACCACGGGCTTTCCCATAGGCGAAGTATCCCACGGGGTCCGGACACAACACGTTCTCAACACCTCAGGAGGTGGTCATGGCTGATCGTTCTCTCGTGGTCCGCCTCCGTGCCGAGGTGAACCAGGCTGTCGCTGGCCTGGACAAGACGGCGACTGCCGCTGAGCGTGCCTCAGTCGCCGTCACCAAGACCGGGGATGCGTTCGAGAAGGCGTCCCGCCGCCAGCAGGACGCCGCGGGTCGTCTCCGTGTGGCTGAGGCCCAGTTGCTCGAGGTCCAGGGGAACAGCAACGCGAAGGCGTCACAGCTGGTCGCCGCTGAGGAGAAGGTCGCATCCGCCCGCCGTGAGGTTGCGGAGACGTCGCAGTCTGCGGCGAACGCTGAGCAGGTGCTGCAGCAGGCGATGGAGGACTCCACGCAGGCCGCGAAGGAGTCCGCCGCCGCGGCGAAGGAAGCAGCTGACGCGGCATCGAAGAACGAGACGGCGATTGCCAAGATGGCCCGCAACGCGGACGCCAACGCACAGGCATGGTCGACCGCCGGCACGGTCCTTACCGCTGCTGGTGGGTCCATCGTCGCGCTCGGAGTGGCCGCTACGAAATCGGGCATCGAGTTCAACAGCCTCAACCAGACCGCGAAGGGCGCGCTCACCGCCGTCATGGGATCCGCAGCTGGTGCGGCTCGCCAGATGGAAAAGATGAACGAGTTCGGGCGCGGCACATGGGTCATGCGCGACTCGCTCATCCGCGCCCAGCAGACCATGACTGGTTTCGGGATTGAGACCGAGAAGGTCATCCCCTACATGGATGCCCTCGCGGAGACTGTCGCTGCGACTACTGGGTCGAACCAGGACTTCGAGGAGCTTGCCCGCGTCATGGGCAAGGTGGAGTCCTCGGGGAAGCTCACTGCGGAGACGTTCAATGAGTTCGGCACGCGTGGCGTGGACGCCGCGCAGCTCATCGGTGACGCCATGGGTATGACGGCCCAGGAAGTCCGTGACGCTGTAACCGAGGGCACCCTCGACGCTAGCGAGGCCCTCGACGCGCTCGCTGAGGGCATGAAGACACGGTTCGATGGTGCGACCGAGAACATGCGACAGACGTTCTCTGGCGCGTTCGCGAACGTGTACGCCGGATTCCGCGACCTCTCTGCATCACTCGCTGAGCCGCTGGTCAGCAAGGAAGGCGGCGGGCTCCTGGTCGACGGGTTCAACACCCTCGCAGACAGCCTGAACGAGTTGCGGGACATCTCTGACAGCATCCCGGAGCCGGTGAAGATCGCGGCAGGCGCCGTAGGAGGACTCACCGCGGCAGCGTCCTTGGCCGCGGGCAGCTTCCTCCTCCTGGCGCCTCGCCTGTTGGAGACCCGGACCGCGTTCCAGACTCTCGCGGGCCAGGACGATCTCGTGGGCAAGTTCGCCACTGGGCTGGGCAAGGTCGGCCCCGCCGTCGCGAAGGCAGCAGCCGCTGTCGGTGCGGCTGTCGTCGCATGGCAGGCGCTCGACACGATCATCAACACGGCCACCAACCGGTCGGCTCCGAAGATCGAGAAGCTCTCTGCTGAGATGGAGGGCCTCGCTGCCCACGGGCGTGCCGCATCCGGTGCGCTCGAGCAGGCGTTCGGCGGGGGGTCCAACAGCTGGCTGACCAACACTCTTCTTGGCACGACCGGTGCCGTCACCAACCTGGATGAGGCGTTCGGGGAACTCTCTCGCAACTCGGGGAAGATTGGTGAGGTCACGCTCGCCCTGCAGAAGGTCCGGCCTGGCAAGCAGGCTCTGGAACTCGCCACTGAGGGTGTAGCGGCGTACGACGACGCCCTGGTCCAGATGGCCGAAGGCGGGGCCTCCGACAAGGCGGCTGCCGCGTTCGACAAGATCGCGGACCGGCTGACCAGCCAGGGCCATGACATGGACTTCGTGGTCGAGAACTTCTCCGACTACGAGGATCTCCTCAAGTCGACCGCGGACACCCTCGACGTGACGGGTCTGTCTGCGGAGGACTACGCGAACTGGATGCGGGGCGAAGTCCCCGACGCTGTGCGCGAGGCGGCTGAGGCGAACGCGGAACTCGCGGACGGGCTCGCCGGTATCCCCCCGGTCGCGGAGGGCGCCGCAACCGGTGTGGCCACGCTGTCGGCTGAGGCGGTCGAGGCGCAGGACCAGCTCAACGAGATGTTCGAGCAGCTGTACGTCAGCTCGCAGGGCTTCGTCGATTTCGCGGAGAAGGCCGTCGACGCTGACGTGTCTATGCGCGACTGGATCAAGTCGATGGAGGATCAGGTTGTCGCGCAGGAGACGTGGCACGAGAACCTGCAGAAGCTCATCGACCGTGGCGCACCGCAGCAGCTCATCGATCACTTCATCGAGCTGGGGTCTGAAGGCGCGTTCCGGGTGAAGCAGCTCGCGGACGGGTCCGAGGAGGACCTGAAGCGTGCCGGTGACGCGTTCGTGGACGTGAGCGAGCAGGCCGCGGGGTTCGCTGGCACGATCACGCAGATTCCGGACATCAACCTCGAGGCTGATGACACGACTCTGCGGTCTCAGTTGTGGTTCGCGGAGGAGGCACTGGCGGAGCTTCACCGGATGAAGCCGACCCCGGAGACGGATCTGAAGATCACGGCTCTGGAGGATCAGATCCGGGTAGCGAAGGACCAGCTGGGCGACCTCGACAATGACGAGGCCCACCCGCTCGTGGGCGTGTCCGGTGCAGACGAGTCGCGGGGGAAGGTCGAGGGCGTCCACGACGCACTGGTCAATCTGCCGTCAGATGCGAAGTCGAAGGTCGACGTTGACGACGAGCCGGCCCGGTCGACCATGGAGCGGCTGTGGACGTGGATCCGCGGCAAGACGATCTTCTTCAAGACCGATGAGCAGAAGGCCGCTGCGCAGGGCCGCAACTCGACCGGCACCGCAGGCTCGTCGTCGAAGTTCTCCAGTGGAGGGTCGGTGCGGGGCCCTGGCTCGGGCACGTCGGACGACATCCTCGCTCGCCTGTCCAACGGGGAGCACGTCTTCACTGCGGAGGAAGTGCGCCGTATGGGTGGGCACTCCGAGGTGTACCGCCTGCGTGACCAGATCATGCGTGGCCAGGTGCCTGCGTTCGCGACCGGTGGTGCAGTGTCGTCTGCTCGCGGGAACCTGGCCCGGGCTGAGCGTGACCTTGAGCGGATCCAGAACCGTGGCCGGAAGGTCACGGCGGCGGATCGGGACCGTGAGGCTGCGCAGAAGCGTGTCGAGTCAGCCCGTGCTGCTCTGCAGCGGGCGGAGGAGTCGGAGCGGAAGCGTGCTGAGGCGGCCCGGAAGGAAGCTGAGCGTCGCACGCGTGTGCGTGAGCTGCAGTCGGATCTGCGGACGGATGTGCGCCGGGGGTCGATCCGTGACCAGGTGACCGGGTCGCTCAGCGGAGGATACTCCGCGGTCGATCGCCTGTTCGGGCTGGGCCAGAACGAAGACCTGTCCCGCGCATCGCGCAACACGGCGACGAACCGTGCCCGCAAGTTCGAGTCCGACCTCCGCCGCCTCTACGGGCAGGCAGAGCGGGTCGACGAGAAGCTGAAGGCGGCACAGGACAAGGCTTCGGAGCTTGAGGGTATCCAGAAGTCTGTCTCGTCCGGCCTGCTGTCCGGTCGCGAACTGGACATGGGCGACTACATGAACTTCTCCGGAGGCCAGTGGACAACCCACACGGGTGTCGCTGGTGCCACACGTCGGATGACGGCTGACGTCGGCAGGATGAAGGAGTTCGCGAACAAGCTGCAGAAGCTGATGAAGGCTGGGATTCCTGGCGCGATTCTGCAGGAGATCGCTGGTGCTGGCGTGGATGAGGGTATCGCTCTCGCTGACGCGTTCCTCAACGCTTCGTCGTCGGAGCAGGCGTCGTACATCGGCACGTGGAACGAGTACGAGAAGCAGGCACAGCGGATCGGCAACATCGTCACTGGTGGTTTCTACGACGGTGGTGTGGACGCGGCGCAGGGTGTCGTGAAGGGCCTCGAGTCTCAGCAGAAGAGCGTCGAGGCGCAGATCGCACGGCTCGCGAAGACCATGGAGGACACCCTCAAGTCCGTCCTTGGTATCCGCTCACCTTCCAGGGTGATGGCTGAGCTGGGCGCGTACACGGTGGAAGGCCTGGTGCAGGGCATGCTGTCCGGCCAGTCCGACGTCACCAACGCTGCGTCTCTGCTGGCGGGCGCGGCGATCCCGAACCTCCGCTACGACATCGACATGACTGCCGCCCCTGTGGTGGATACGGATGCGATGGCTGCGGGGACGGCGATGCAGGACATGTCCGCGATCACGCTGGGTGCGATGCAGTCGATGCGTCTGGCTGTCAGCGATGGGTGGACGCAGATGCTGACGGACACCCAGGCGGCCCAGTCCGGCATGCTGACGGACACGACCAGCAAGCAGTTCTCCATGCGGGACATTACAGCCCAGCAGCAGGAGCAGATGCGGGCGATTGTCCTCGGCAAGCAGACGGAGTCCCGCACTGCCGTGTCAACGGAGCAGGAAACCATGCGTCGAGTCATGGCGGAAAAGCAGACGCAGATGCGGGACAAGAACCGTACCGAGTTTGAGTCGATGCGTGTGACAACGGGCGAGAAGCTGACGTCGATGCGGTCGTCGGCTGACACGACGATGGTTGGGTTCCGGGGCGACTACGACTCGCACATGGGTTCGCTGAAGCGGATCAACCGTGACGGTCACACCAGCATGGAAGACGCGTCGGAGGTGGCGTTCAAGGGCATCCGGTCGGGCATGAACACGCAGATGCGTGAAGCACGCCCGGAGCTGGGCGGGCGCATGAACAACCTCATCGACGTCCTTTCGAAGTTCACATCGAGCGTCAACAAGGCGTTCAAGGATGTGGGCGTTGAGCTGGACTCCCCGCAGAAGCTCGCGTTCGCGACGGGTGGCGTCATGCCCGGATACACACCGGGCAGGGACGTTCATTCCTTCTACAGCCCGACAGCCGGCAGCCTCTACCTCTCCGGTGGTGAGGCGATCATGCGGCCCGAGTTCACCCGCGCAGTCGGCGGTGAACGGGGCGTGAAGGAACTCAACGATGCTGCGCGCCGCGGGGATCACGAGCACTTGGATCTCGCGATGCACTTTGCTGACGGCGGAGTCATCCCGTCCGCGCCCATGCGGGGTGTGAATGCTTTCGCAGACAGTGGTGTGTGGCGCGGCCTCTGGTCCATTGTGAAGGGAGCTTTCCCGCAGTCCAGGCTGACCTCGGCTTACCGTGGCGGGTCCCGCACCGCATCCGGCAATCAGTCCTATCACTCGCGTGGCATGGCGGTGGACCTCGCCGGCCGCTACAGCATGGACACGTCCACGATGGGGCAGATCGCGAGCTGGCTTGTCGGGAACTACGGCAACAGCAACGAGATCATCTACAGCCCGCTGAATGGTCGGCAGGTCAAGAATGGCCGCAACTACATGTACACCGGCGCTGTCCGTGGCATGCACTACAACCATGTCCACTGGGCGAATCGGTCGGTGCCGGGTGGCGCGACTGGCGGGCCATCGGGCGCGTGGGACGGAGATGTGTGGATTCCGCACCC